AACCCACTTGTATTTCAGCACCACATTGAACTTCAGGAGACCCATCAAAAGGAGCTTTTGCTGACTCAAATAATGTAGCACCTCTTCCTGAATCAAATAAATCGTACTCATCTTCAGAACTCATACCTAATTTTGCACCAAGAGTTACATCATATATTGCGTCTAAACTTAAGGTATTAGAAAAGGTGTAAAATCCTGAAGCCTCTACATTGCCTCCAAAATTTGTAGGATTAGATGTGGAGTCAGTTCCTCCCAAATCAAATAATCCTTCTGCTGATTCTATATTACCTACACCATCATCAAAATCAGTTATTGTGTCTAATATTAAAACTTTCCTATTTTGGTTATCTGTTGACAAAGCAACATTACTATCTCTTGTTCCATTAAAATTTGCCATAATTACTCACTAAAACTTTGGGTTTGTACAAAACTATTAAATCCTGATATTACTGTTGTTACCACAGATGCATTCGCACTACTATTACCTAATTTATCAACTGCCTTAATTAAAAAAGTTCCTGTTTGTGCATTAACTGTTACTGTGTTTGATTTTCTTGTTAAAGGTGTGCTTTCATTCCAAGTAGCACCTGACAACACATCTTGGTATCTTATCTCGTACCAAGATATATCTAAATCCTCAACAGGAGTCCAAGATAACTCCATTTGGTTTGATCCAACTAAAGATACTGATAAATCGTCAACATCGCTAGGAGTTTCTGTTGCACCTATAATTTTTCTGTTTGCAGTTATATATGATGAGGAAACACCAAAACTGTTAATAGCCTTAACTCTAACATTATAAGTTTCATCGTCTTTTGCATTTAATAACTCGTGTCTTAACTGCGTTCCATTTGATATAATTTTAAAATTAGTTTCTGTGCTTTGCTTTGCCTCCACTTGATAGTATTGAACAAACTTATCTGTACTTGCACCAATTAAAATATTTAATCTAGTTAAAACAATTCCATCTGCATATTCAATCATTTCATCTGTTAAGGTTAATGATGCTGGAGGTTGTATAGAAAAAGGATTAGGTAAATTTGTTGAAGGTATTGTTGCCACCTGACCTTTTGTTGCCCAAGTATAATGCGAGGCTTGATATTCTACTAAAGCTAAACTTATTGTGTAATCTTCATTAAATGTCATAGATAAAACTCTAAATGGTTTAGCACTGAATCCTAAACTTGTTATTGAAATATTAACAATATCTCCAATGTGTAATTCATATGCTTTATATCCAACATTTAAATTAAGTCCTAAAGACTCCCTTGATCTTCTTAATATTATTTCTGCCATCTCCTCTGCTTGATAAGGACTTGTTATAGTTCTAAAATCAAATCTACCTTCTAATAAAAAACCTCCATCAACTGATTTCATCGTTGCGTGTTTATCTGCATTTGCATAACCACTATCATCAATTTGTGGGTACTGTATTTCATCGGCTTGATAGTTTTTTTCAGGATTAACAAATGCACATATAACTCTATTATATTTTGAATTTTTAGATGGCGAGGCTAAAGCATAACCTCCAATAATATCATCTTCAGTTAATGAAACAGATGCACTTCCTGTTGTTTCTATATTTAATCTGTATTTACCTTGCACATAAGGTAAGTAAGCTCTCATCCCTTTTATAAGTTCTCTAACATTGTCTATAACTTTTTTTGATGTGTCAATTACTGCATTACAATCAAATATATTTATATCACTAGCTCCTGAATAAGGAGTGACTTGAGTTTCGCATATAACTGATGCATCATAAAAACTTTGTAAATCTAAACTTGATAGAGCAAGTCCTTTTCCATATCTCTCATTAGTTAAATAATCTAATAAACAAAAAGCTGGGTTAGTTGAAAAAGCTGGAGTTTGTGCTTGTAAGCTAGAATTATAACTTATTATTTTTTTACCTTTTATTCTTGCTTGGACAGTTGGTATTCCACCAAACACATCTTGATTCCATTTAAATCTTAAAGCTAAATAAGAAATACCTGACAATTTATGGTTTGCACCCCAAGAGGATAGTGTTGATAATAAACTTGATGAACTCTGGCCATCTGTTCCAAGATGTGCTTCCACCCTTATTGTGCTTTCAGCAGACGACCCCTCAACATTTGGATCAGCTTTAAAAAAATTAGAATCTGAACTTGCTACATCCCTTTGAACATTATCTGTCACTGCACCATCAAATGAAACAATTTTATCATCCACTCTTATTTCTTCAATTGAGTTTATTTCTCCCTCTGCAAGTATAAGAGCAACATAAAGATAAGTGTTATCTGTTCCTGATGTTTCTATAAAGACTCTAGTTCCTCCCACAAGCCTTTCTCCATATACAACAGGAATACTTGCGTTGTTAGATTGTTTATTAACTAATATACCTTTTTCAGTTGCATCAAAATCTGTAGTTCCATAATCAGGAGTGTCAGGCTTTCTTGATCTCATAAAAAGCCAACCAACTGCAAATATACCCAAAGCTACCCAAGGGTTTAAATTTTTCAAAAAATTAAAAACTCTTACTGCTTTAACAGCCTTTTTTACAGCCCTAAATACTTTACCCATTCCAAGATTCCTTTACTGTTCTTTTAACAATGTTTCTGACACCATTATCTTTATTTAATCTTAACCATTGAGTTTGTTTATTAACCCCAATAAATTTAGATATATTTTTTAAAGACCATTGATATATCTCTTTAACATTTTTTTTTGCTAAAAAGTCAAGATGGACAAATATATTACCTGAATTATATTCTTCAACTATTCCTGTTTTTAAAAAATAATTAAGGTTTTCTTGATTTAAAAAAGTCCAACTTACAAAACCATATATTCCTTGTTCATCTCTAAAAACCTTATATTGATTATATTTTATACAATCTTTATTTTCTTCAAATAATATTTCATTTGTGAAACAACTATATCTGTCAAAAGATTGGTAAAATTTTATAATATCTTGCATTACTTTCTACCCCATTTTATATCAAGAACAGTTTGACTTGAAAATTCCATACCAACATCTGTGCTAAAAAATCTTTGTTGAGAGTTCTTATTTGTTAATCTTCCTGATTTTTTTTCAAAATCTGCCCAATGAGAAACAACTGTTAATGCTAATGCTGACTCGTTTTCTGATTCACTTATTGCATAAGTATCTATAGTTCCTTGATATAATAATAATGGATCTGCAATTATTGAGTTATTTGCATCTAAAAGTCCTCTGTAAATAACCACACTATCATTAACAATATTTTCATTAAGAGCAGTGGATATGAAGGTTAAATCTGCACCTGATAATTCAATCGTTAAACTTGATTTTGTTATATCTGTTTCTTCTGTAAATGAAGGTGTTGAAACTAAAAAAGGAGATGCAGTATAAGTTGTGCTAGAGCCTGATATTGATGAAGTTAGATTAAAGCTATTATCAGTTAGGTTTACAGGGGTGCTAAAATTAATAGTTAATAAATGAAAGGGTGTTATTTCATTTGTCGCTAGTTCGTTCTTTACTGCTGTTGTTAAGGCTCTCGTCATATTTCTCGTATGTTGATCTGTTTATTTTCTCACTTCCTTTTATCATAACAAAACTAAAACTGCTATCAGGAGTTTTATACTGTTTTAAATCATTTTTAACAGTATCAATTTCAGATTCATCGACAACTTTCTCAACAATAAAATCAGCATTTACCCAATGCTTAATAAGATATTTAGCCATTATAAAGATTCTTCTACATCAAATTCAAATTGATATAATACATCTCCATCTTTATTAGTTCCCACTGCACCAAATTCTTGTACATCATTTGTTAAGTGAACTGTAAAATTTACATTGTTATAAGTGACTATTGCATCGTCAGAAACATTTGAAATAAGAGGTGGCTCAATTGTAACTGTAGATGCGTTAGAAGATGAGGTCACATCCTCAACAACCATATAAACTTTAGTTTGCCCAGCAAATGTTATTAAATCCCCAGCCTTAAATCTTCCAGCACCATCTCCAGCGAATCCATCCATAGCAATCGTTGTGTCCCCAGCTGTGTGGCTTCCATTGACCCTTACAGTTCCATTCTCTGTCCCTTTTGTGCTTTGAACATCAGGTGGAATAATTGTAAAATTTTCCTTTCCTGATCTTTGTTTGATAATAAAAGCCATTAGACTTCCATATATATCTGATCTTTTTCCTGTGATAACTCTTGCAGTAAAACCAAATCTTTGATTGTCAACTGTTCTTGCTAATTTTTTTCCATTTATAGATTTAGATATAATTGTGTTTTGAACAGATTGTATACCCATAGTTTCAAATTTTGCAGTTGATATTGGAAAAGCACCAGCCATTATACTAACTCTCCTCTACCTTTTTCTGTTAATGCATTATTTATTATTGCAGTTATTGTTCCTCTGTTTTCTTGTAAAGCATCATCAAATCCTCTTGAGTCTATTGTATTTATATTAAAATTAACATTAACACTTTTTCCTCCTGTGCCTCTAGCATTCTGTGTGATCTGTCCTGAACTATTAGGTATAAATAACTCTGCACCTCTCTCGCCAACAACAGTAGGCTCTCCTTTAGATACTGCACCACCTTTTGCCATAAAACCTAAAAATCCTAAAGGATTTCCTGACATTAACATTGTTACACCTTGTATTTTTTTTTGTTTTTCCATTTCTTTTGTTTGTGCTTTTAATGTTTGTAATTTTGTCATATGCAAAGCATTATCTATGCTGTTTAAAAGTCCTAACTCTCTTGCTGTGTTTTTTTCTTTTTCTTTTTCATTAAATATTTTACCAGCCAAAGCAAATCTGATAGCTTCTTGTAATACTATTTGTATAGTGAATGCTAATAAATCAACTAATAATTTTTGAGCTAACTCTTTCATAGACATATTTAAGTCTTTACCCATAACAACTGCTTCTGCTAATGATCTTGAAAATGCTTTAATACCACTGTGTGCCATCTTACCTAGTGTTGTGTTAATTGACTCAAAATCTTTTTTAAATGACTCTAAAACACCATCCTTAATTTTTTGAAAACTTACACCAAATTCTTTAGCTGATTTATCTGCACTATCAAGTGCGTTCATCATATCATTAAATTGTTTTTTAGATATTTTTGCATTTTCTTCTAAATTAATTAAAAATCTTCTTATTACACCTTCTGCTTTTCCAAAATTTTCAGCAGTTTCTTTAGACTCTTGATTTACTTGTTTTAGTGGTGTTTTTAATTTTTCCCCAGCTTTTCTAAATTCTTCAACTGTTTTTAAATTAGCTTTTAATGTATCTTCTGATATTAATTTTAAAAACCTTAGTCCTTTTGCCATACCCTCAATCATAGTAGCCATAGCAAAACTTAATTCTCCAAGAGCAGACCTAATAATGTCTATTGTGGACATTATCGCAATTACAAGCAATTTACCTTTTCCACCTAACATAAGGAAACCAATAATACCAAATTCTCTAATACCTGATGGTAAAGCTTTAACTGATTCTATAATTCCACCAATAGCAAGACCAATCATTTTAAATACAGGTGCAAGTGTGTCCATTAAAACTGCTCCACCTATTAAAACTTGTTTTGTAAAATTAATCATAAAATCAGATGTGGCTACTGCTAATTTTTTTAAAGTTTCATCATTCTGTTCAATTAATTTATTGACATCAACCAAGGCCTGTTTAACAAAATCAAAAAATCCAGCATCATTTGTTTGTCTTTTAAATTTAAAAAGTTTATCTCCTAACATAGATAAAGTTCCTGTTAGTGTGGTTGATAAGACTTCTGTTGCTTTAG